ATTGGTGATGCTACTTTAATTGTTCCCCTAATTAAAGAATATATGGAATTAGGAATTAAAAATGATGAACAATTAGTTAAAATGGCAACTATTATTCAACGTGCTATTGCTTCAAATAAATCAGAAGAAGAAGGATTTGGTATGACAGAAAATGAAAAAGCTCAATTATTATCTGAAGTTAAAAAATTTAATCCTAAAGACTAATGGGGGCTAATAAGTATGGGTCGTTTGGTTTTCCTTCTATGGTTAACAGAGCTTCAAATAAAAAATCTTCTAGAAAAAGCTCAAACAATAATAATCCTATTATAGTTAGAGTTGTTGATACTTATTCTCCCTTAGAAGGGGACAGTAGTCAAAATTATTTAATAGGAACTATTAGTGGAGAACAAGTTACTAAAAATAATGTACCTACTAATAGATTAATATCACCCATTTATCCTAAAGACCCATATAAAACAATTATCCCTTTAATAGGAGAATTTGTTCAAATTACTAGGGTTATAACCCCAAATTTTGCATCAGGAAGATGGGTTTATGAATCTCCTATAGCATTATATGGACTTACTTCAATAAATTCAAATTCATCTCCTTCTGCATATACTTCTCCTACAACACCAACCCCACCAAAAAATTATGCTCAAGCATTTGATGGTATTATTAATATAGTACCTGAAGGGGATTTTGAATTAAATTACTCCTCTGCAGATTCGTTAAAACCATCAACATTTGTTGAGCAAGGTAATATTCATCCTTTATTACCTTTTGAAGGTGATGTAATATATGAAGGAAGATGGGGAAATAGTATTAGATTTGGAAGTACCACTAAACCAAAAAATAATTGGTCTACCTCAGGGAATAATGGAGATCCTATTTTAATTTTAAAAAATGGACAAGATCCTAATGCAAATGATTTTGGTTCTGAATTTATTATTGAAAATATAAAAAATGATCTTTCTTCAATTTATCTAACCTCTACCCAACAATTAAAAGATTTTACTTTAGCTAATGAAAATTTTTATTCTTATCAACTAGGAGCCAAACCCACTATAACCCCAGTACCAGAAACTCCAGCATCTTATAAAAATTCACAAATAGCCCTAAATTCAAATCGAATTGTTTTAAATGCAAACTCGGATAGTGTCTTAATTAGTGGGCAAAAATCAGTTGGTATATCTTCAAATTTAAGTATTAATATGGAATCTAAACATATGGTTTTTTCTGGAAACGATATTCGATTAGGAAGTATTGATGCTAAACACCCAATCTTAAAAGGAGATAAAACTGTAGATATGTTGAAAACAATATTAAAAGAATTAATAAATATAAGTATTTCTTTAAAAACTGTTACTGACTGGCCCAGTGGATCACCTACCCCTAACTCAGTAGTATTAAATGCTGTTAATAATGCTTTAGATAAATTTGAAAATGAATATAACAATATAAATAATATTAAATCAACTTTTGTAAAAACTACTTAAAATGGCTTATCCTATTACTAATCTTGTTAATCAACCAACTCCTATAGGAGGAAATTTAAATGGAAAACATATAAGCTTTGAGTCACTCCCAGAATCAATTCAAGTATTAATTTCTAATCCTAAATATGTAGTATTAGTTAGAGAATCAACAACCACAACATCTAATGGTGGAAGAACTAAAGATACTCTATGGTATAATAAACAAATTTTAGGGTTTGCTGTTGAAGATGCTATTAGAGATGTAAAAATACCATTAAAAACTGCTATCCCTGATACAATAGAAGATGCTAGTAAATTTAAGGGTATTCCCTCTAATGTATATAATATTATTTTAAGTACTTATACAAAAAGTGACTTTATTAGATCATCATTTTATGATAAAAAAGGAATGAGGGTTAGTTCTAAAGGTGATCCTAGTGGAATGAATATATATGAATCTGATGTTTTTACTAGTGATAAGTTTGCTACTGATAGAGGAAAACTAGCTTTTGATGGTGTTTTTATTCATCAAGGAAACTCAGAAAACTCTTCTGCAGGATGTATAATTTTTAGTAGAACTAGAAATTCAGATGGAACTGTTAAATTGGATGTTAATGGGGTTCAACAATTAAATAAATATTTACAATCACCATCAGTAGGATTAATAGGTAAAGGTAAATTACAACAACTTGCTATTGTTAATCTATGGGAATTTCCGGAACCACCAATTAAAATCCCAACAACAGGAACAGTAATTAATAGTGAAACTAATCAAGGAATTCAAGGGGTAACTATTAAAAAAACAGATTCAGATACCCCTATCCCTGTTAATCCCCCAGAAACCCCAACTAATATACCTGAGGGATCTTAATAAATTACACCTATTAAACTCCCCCCAATTTATAAAATATGAATGAAGGACAATTTAAAATTAATTTAACCTCACTAATTAATGGGGAAGGCCCCCCAGTAACGTATGAATATAAAGATGCTGGGAATAATTGGGAGATTGAGGCTTATCGTGATGGTAAATTATTAGCTACTTTTATAGCAGATAAAGGTATAAAAGGTTCAATAGACGGTCTTGATGGTGGGACTCGAGCATATGATTTTTCTAAATTAGAGGATGTAAAGTTTTATTTTGATTTACAAATTAATCCTCCAACTATAGAGACACCAGAGGGGATGGAAGGTTTTGGATTTGGTGATCTTACTGTTGGTGATAAAGTATATTTTGATGAAAATGGAATATTAAGAGAAGAAGTAGATCCAATCTTTATAGAAAGTAATAAAAGAAGAGGAATAGATAATAAAGTAAATAGCTTAGGAGCACTTTCAATTAAATATCCTCCACAAGCTTCTGTTACTACTCCACTAACTGCTTCTCTCCCTGCTATTGAAATTTCCGCCCCTGGGTATGAATCAATAGAAATAATCCCATATAAAGGAGATGGTACTGTAAAAACAGATTTAGGAGTAATCCCATTAGTTCCTACAGATATTGCTTTAGAACAAGATAAAATTGAAGCTTCCCAATTATCCCAAAACCAAATAAAAGAGGCTTCTAAATCTTCAGAAACTTCTGATTATTTAATACAAGAATCTTTATCTAATCAAATTATAACTATAAAAAAAACTTTAATTCCTTCTATATTAACTATGATAGCAGCTTTTGGAATAACTAAAGCTCTTAGTTTAATTTCAAAAGATAAAAATAAAATTTTAGATGCAATAAATAATCAATCTAATTGTCCTCCTGAAGAAAAATTAACTAGTTTAATTAATAAAAAAAATAAATTAGTTAAACAATTAAGTAATACTTTAAAAGTAATAGACGTTACTACTAAATCTTTAGCTATAACAACTGAATTAATATCTTTACTAAATTTAAATAACCAATCTAGTAATACTGCTCTTTTAGCAATTCCCACTTCAACTGGTGCTCCCGGAGTACCTGGACTTTCTGTAGGTATTATTACTCAATTAGATGATGTTAAAGATAATAATAAAAATAAAATTCAAACTTTAATTAAAATTAGTGCAGGTGTATTATCTATTTTAGTTATATTAAAACAAGTTTTAAACCAAGCTATTCAATTACTTAATTTACTTGATTCACTTGTACAAAAATGTTACCCTGATACTGAACAAGAACAAATATCTATAGAATTAACTCAATTAACTACCCAACAATCTAATCAATTATCTCCTATAGTCACAAATGTAAATGGATTTACAATGGGTGTAGAAACAGAAATAACAGATAAATCTTTAAAACGTAGAAGAGCAACCGCAACTAATAAACAAAATATTGTAATGTTAAGAGGAGAATTTTCCTTTAGTTCTATTGACCAAATATTAATTGATGAACTAGTATTTTACATTGAACAAAATAATTTAAAAGCAGATTAACCCTATATTTATAACCGTATGAAAGCTATAGATTTTAAAAAATTAATTAAAGAAGCCGTAAGAGAAGTAATTCAAGAAGAATTGAAAGATATTTTATTGGAAGCATTAAAGTCTCCTAAACAAATAGTTAGAGAATCTTACTCTCCCCCTTCAACACCTACTCAACCATCTTATGCACCCCCATCAATAGACTTTAGATCTAAATATGCTGAAGCCTTAGGTGAGACAGCTTTAAGTTTTACTTCACAAGACGCCCAACCATCATTCAGACCACATGGAGACCCAGTAAATGGTAATTTAGGTTCTGGAGAAGTAGGTATGGAACAAATAATGAATTTACTAAATACTAAATAATGGCTTTTAGCCCCCAACAAATAGCCCCTATTGATTTTGATGCAAGCACTGCAGTTGGAGTAAATATTCCATTAAATGGACCTGCGGTTTTCATATCAAATTATCAAACTAAAGATGCTATTAAAAATAATTTAATTAATTTTTTTCTTACTAACCCAGGAGAAAGAATATTAAATCCTTTATTTGGAGGTGGTTTACGATCTTTTATATTTGAACAAATTACAGTAGATAATTTATCTTCTTTAAGAGAAGATGTTAATGATAAACTTCAAATATATTTTTCTAATATTATAGTTGAAAGTCTTACTGTAACTGGAGATAATGATAGTAACCAAATAAATGTAACTCTTAAATATAGTGTATCAAATACTAATATTGTAGATACTTTAGAAATAAACTTAAACAATGAAACAATAACTTTATAATGGCTACAACAAATAGAGACATAAAATATATTAATCGTGATTTTTCTAATTTTAGACAACGATTAATTGAATTTAGCAAAACCTATTTTCCTCAAACATATAATGATTTTTCAGAAGCATCTCCTGGGATGATGTTTATGGAACAAACGGCATATGTAGGAGATGTTTTAAGTTTTTATTTAGATAACCAATTCCAAGAAACTTTTATTCAATATGCTCAACAAACAAACAATATATATGAATTAGCATATATGTTTGGATATAAACCTAAACTAACAGGAGCAGCCCAAGTAAATTTAGAATTTTACCAACAACTTCCTGCCATACAAATAGGCACAGAGTACGTTCCCGATTTTAATTACTCTTTAACTATTGGTGAAAATACTTTAATAACTTCTCCTAATGGAGCTTCTTTTTTAATCCAAGATAGTGTAGATTTTTCAACTTCAAGTTCACAAGATTTAACAGATATAACAATTTATCAAATATCTAATAATTCTCCTCAATATTTTCTTTTAAAAAAAACACGAAAAGCTATTTCATCAACTATTAATACAATAACATTTCCTTTTAATGACCCTATCCCATACAATACTGTTACAATAACAAATAATAGTTTTATTAAAATTTTAGATATAATTGATAGTGATGGAAATAAATGGTATGAAGTAGATCATTTAGGTCAAGAAATGGTTTTAGATACTATAAAAAATACTAATATAAATGATCCTAATAAAACAGATGATACTCCTTATTTATTAAAACTTAAAAAAGTAGCTAGACGATTTGCTACAAGAATAACTTCTCCTAATACTATTTTAATTCAATTTGGTGCTGGTTCTCCTTCTGATATTACTGAAGAAATTACCCCTAATATAGATAATGTAGGTCTAGGACTTCCTTTTAAACAAGATAAACTTACTACAGCTTATTCCCCTGTAAATTTTTTATATACAGGAACATATGGTATATCTCCTTCAAATACTACTTTAACTGTAAGATATTTAACTGGGGGTGGAGTTTCTTCTAATAGCAATGTTGGAACTTTAACTAATTTAAATACAAATAATATTAAATTTAATAATAATAATTTAAACCAAATAACAGCTAATTATATTTTTTCTTCATTAGCCGTTAATAATAATGAAGCTGCTAGTGGAGGAACTGGTGGAGATACAATTGAACAAATCCGTCAAAACTCTTTAGCTCTTGTAGCATCTCAAAAACGATCAGTTACTGCAGATGATTATTTAATTAGAGCTTTAAGTATGCCTTCTGATTTTGGTTCTGTTTCTAAAGCATATATTCAACAACCTAAATTAACAGATAATCAAGTTTCTACAATTGAAACTTTAAATTTATTTGTTTTATCTTTAAATAATAGTGGTCAATTAGATTATGCTGCAAAAACATTAAAAGATAATTTAAGAACTTATTTATCCCAATATAGAATGATTGGGGATAATATTGAAATTAGAGATGCTTTT